GACGGCGGATTCCATCCGATGCCGCGACGTCCGCGTCCGGCGGCGTCGAACGGGAACGTCCCCATCGCGCGGGTGCGCGGCACGCGCTGGACTGGGATCGGCATCGGCTCGTGCCCGGCCTGGCGCGCGAGCGTCATCAACGTTTCAATTGGCACGGCGCTTTAGTGGCCCCAACCGTTCGTGGTGTAGATCCGGACTTGGCGCACTTGCTGCGGCCCGGACTGCTGTGCGACGTCATTCAGAATCAGATTCCGAAGCTTCAGGTAGTCGTCCACGGAATCGAATTCAAACTCGCGATCTTGGAAACGGACGCGCCGCGCCCCCTGCTTACGCGCCGCGTCGAGAGCATCGAGATCGGACTGGGTGAATGCCATTAGAGATCCATCCTGAAGCGCACCCGGTTACGCGCAGTCTGCGTCCCGCCCGGGCGAGGCGGTTGCTGCGCTTGTTTCACTTCTTTTACCGGAGGGGCGCCCACCCGGCGCTCGAAGTCGGCCCAGTGCTTCTCCTGGAACCGATCAATGCCGATCCGGCCTGCCGCCGCGCGCGCATACACGCGGCAATCGAGCGCTTCATTGCGCTCGCGCATCTTCTGCCATTCATGCCGCCGGTAGCCTTTGACGAGCTTCGTCACCAACTGCTCGGCAGTGATCTGTTTGAAGTACTCCTCGCCGTACTTCGGAAAGTGGCAGTAGCCTGCGGGGAACGGCACACCGCCGGCAAGGTCCTCGTCGGTGGGCCGCTCGAGGCGCAGCCAGCGGTACAACTCTTCCTTCGCCATGCCGGAGTTGACCGGCCACACGCGAATACCGCGTTTGATTTTGGCGCCCAACGGGCCCACGTCCACGGGCGAAGCCGCCCCGAGCAGCGCCGGTGCGCGTGAATCGCCCTTGATCACCAGCACGCGCCCGCCCTGCCGCCGCGCCCAATGGTAGACCTCGGTGGTGGCAAATCCGGAGTCGATCGCGAGTTGCATGATGGGCAACTCCAGCCCCGACGTGGTCGTGAAGGTTTCGTTCAGCAGGCCGGTAAGTTTCTCCCACACCGCCGGGCGCGACGTGTCGCCTTCGAACACGCGATAATCGACCGACCACGACTCCTTCCCACGGCCCCACGCGGCGATCTCGACTTCGATGCGGTCCTTCTGGACGTCCGCGCCCGCCGTAAGGAACAGACCGCCGCGCGGGACCAGCCCGACCTTGTAGTCCTCGCGGCGATCATAGAGCTTCTGCCAATCCGGAGCCTCGCCGAGTTGGGTCCACGTCTCGCCCAGTACGGTGTTGACGAATACCTGGAGCAGCGAGGAGTTCTTCTGCGCCTGTTCAAACTGCTTGGCGGCGTCGCCCCAGGAAAACCAGCCGACCGGACTGTAGAGGCTGGAGATGTGGAAGCCCGCCGTCTTGCCATCGCCCTTCGTGCCTGCGCGCCACTCGCCCTGAGCCAGCATCCAGTGCTTCTGGTGGTTCTGAATCTCCTGGCCGCAATGCTCGCAAACGTAAACCGCCGCCTGCGGATTGCCCTTCGGCCACCGGAGTTGCGCGAACTTCAGGACCTGGAAGTCGCGGCAAGTCGGGCACGGCACGAAGTACCTGCGCCGATCGCTCTCTTCATACGCGGCCTCGATCCGGCTCATGCCGGTGATCTTGGGCGTCGAGCAGAGGAACACCTTCCGTCTGGCGAACGTGCGCGTGCGCGCCATCGCCAACGTGATCGGGTCGCCCTCGCCTTCCACATCGCCGGGGTAGGCGTCCACCTCGTCCAGGAACAGATACCGCGCGGCCATCGACCGCAGGCCGACGGCGCTGTTCGCACCGGTCATCACCAGCACACCGCCGGGAAAATCCTTCGACAGCACCGTGTTGCCGGAGTCGCGCGACCGGGGATCGCGCACGAGCTTCCGCAAGACCTCCGACTCCTCGATCAGCGGATCGATACGCTGTTTCGAGTTGCGCTTCGCCATCTCGACGGTGGGCTGCACAGCCATCATCGGACCCGGCGCCTGGTGGATGATGTAGCCCATCCAGTTGTTGCCGCACTCCGTGCCGCCGATCTGCGCGCCCTTCATGAACACCGTGCGCTCGATGGGCGACATCGGCGAGAGGCAGTCCATGATCTCGCGCAGATAAGGCGTCCGCTCCGTGCGCCAGCGACCGTGCTCGGCCGACGCCCGTTGCGAGAGCCAGCGATAGCGGTCGGCCCACTGCGAGATGGTGAGCAGCGGGTCCGGGCGCGCGCCGGCCGCGGCGGCGGCGGAATAGATTTGCTCAGCCGTTAGCGTCGGCGAAATCATTCAGGGCCTTCCGAATCTCAACCGTGAGCGCCTCATGCACCTTGGCGGCTTCACTTTCGGCGGCAAGCATTGCCGCGAGGCGGTCGGGAAGATTGAGCATCGCGTCGCGAAACTGCCGGAACTTGTTGTAGGCGGCGACTTGAACCTCATCTCCGGATACGAGCTGCGCTATTCGTTCCTCGTATTCGATCTTGGCGAGGCGCGCCTGGTAGTGCTCCCGCACGGCCCGCGCCTTGGTGTACTGCGACGCGCCGAAGACCTCGGCATCCTCGTCTGCCTGGCCGCGCCGGTCCACGGCGGGCGCATGAGTCTGGGTGTTCCGCACCCACTCTTCGTCTGCCACGTCGGAGTCGATTTGCCCGGTCGGCAGCGTCGAGATGCGGCCCGTTTCGATGGCCTTCTGGACGGTGCTCACCGAAACGCCGCGCTGCCGGGCATACGCCCGTTGGCTCATGGTCGCCATGCAAAGATTCCCGAACTTTCCGCTTGCCTTCCGGGGCCACCGGAGTGATGAATCGTCATGCGCGGATCACCCGCCGAAAGGAAAAGCACCCCGATGACGAACGCAGAAGCCACCAAGACCACCGAATCCGCCGCCGTTGCGGAACAGGGCGCGCAAGTCGCGCCGGAGAAGGCCACCTCGAAGAAGGCTGCCAGCCAGAAGAAGGGCGCGCCCAAGGCCAGCAAGGGCGCGAAGAAAGCCACCAAGCAAGCCAAGGCCGCGCCGAAGAAGCAGGCCACGGAGAAGGCCACCAGCAAGAAGGCACCGAAAGCGAAGGAGGCCGCGGTGCCGCGCGAATTCTCGAAAAAGAGCATCGTCCTGGACCTCCTGCGCCGCCCCAAGGGCGCGACTATGGCCGAGATCGCCAAGGCGACCGACTGGCAGAACCACTCGATTCGGGGCTTCATCAGCGGAAACCTCACCAAGAAGATGGGCCTCACGGTCGAGTCCGGCAAGAACGAATTGGGAGAGCGGACGTATCGGATCGCCAAGTAGGTCACGACATCATCGCCACGCCGCCCCGTTCGCCGGGCGGCGTCTTTTGTTCGGGCGCATCGCCACTCAGTGGGAATGACCCCGGCTCAGAGAAATCGTTCTATAAATCGTTCTATAATTAGGCGCCATGAGTGATTCCACTCACCGTAAATACCGTAAATACTGGGAATCGCAATCGACCTCGGACATCCTCGGCAACTATCGCCTTTCTGGGTATTCGGAAGAGGATCGAGATGCTATGCGGGAGATTCTCCTTGAGCGGCACGTGGAAATCCCTGAGCCCGAGGTTCAGGACTCGAACCCTAAGGGACCACTACCAACTGCGAAGAGTGACGGCTCGCAGATCGCTGCGTTCACAATCACTGGTGCGTTCGTCGGCTGTTTAGCTGGGTATCTGCTGGGTACTCCGCCCTCCCTCCCATTCGAGGTCGTCATCACAAGAGGGGCAGATTTAAAGGGGTTCGACACACTCATGCGGCCCGCAGCAGAGGCCGCCTTCAACTGGATGCTCGCCGGGGGAGCCCTTGGACTGTTTGCTGGTTTCGGCCTTGGTTCTCTTCTTGACAACCGAAGCCCCCACGCCTCTAAGGCAACGTCCCTTCCGTGCCCAGACTGCGGCGTGGCTGTTCCGTCCGGTATGGAGTTCTGTGGCAAGTGCGGAAAGCGCGTCTCTCCAGAGGTCTGTGTCAAGTGTGGCAAGCCCGTCCCCGCCGACCAGTCCTTCTGTGGGGGGTGCGGGACGCGAGTCAGAAGCTGAAACACCTTCCGGGGCTCTACTACTTGCCATGCCCTTACCGCTGTGGTGGCCTTACGCCTCACGGCGCGCAAGACTGCCCGTGAAAGCCTCCCAACGCCGCACGATCACATCACAATATCTCGGCTCCAACTCGATCAACCGCGCCTGCCGTCCCGACTTCTCACACGCGATCATGGTCGTGCCCGATCCGCCGAACGGGTCGAGGATCGTGTCGCGGGTCTTGCTGCTGTTTCGCAGCGCGCGCTCGACCAATTCCACCGGCTTCATGGTCGGGTGTTCAAGGTTCGCCATCGGACGC